CCCTACGACATATATTCATTTACCAATGTGATGTTGTAACATAACGCTGTCGAGATCAAATAAGGAACGCGTGAGCCTTATTACGCGCATGTTCCTTATAACGCGCGCAGGTACCTGTTTATACACGCCTGCACAGATGGGGGGAGGGGTCAACGCAGCCTTGTCAATTATATATATACCCTAACAGACACAAAAAAAAGTGAATTAAACATGCACAATACTGCATATATTAATAAAAAATAGTAAGAAGAATGTACATTTAGAATCAATAAGTTAGGATATGGTCTGGATAATGCTCATTTAGAACTAAATAGTAGGTGTCCCCTACAAAAAAAGTCTCCGGGTAGTACTAACCTATGCAAATAATGCTTGACAAATACCTCAAAGTATGATATAATACTGCTCTACTATGTAGACTAAGAGCAAACTATAATTATTATTACTATTATCCCTCGTCTTTAACTACATAGTATTAATTAATAACATAAAGGATAATCATTTGACCCTTGAAGATAAACCTGTAAAAAGAAAAAGAGGAAGACCACGTAAAACAGAGGTTGAAGCTAAGAAGAAACGTGGTGTTGTTGGTAGACCTCCAGGTGAAGCTGCAAGAATCAAAGAGTTTCATGCACGATTGTTAGCAACTAGTGGTGAAACAGTAATAAATACTATCATCAAGAAGGCATTAGATGATGAAGACAAAGATCAGGTAGCATGTTTAAAGATGTGTATTGATCGTGTGCTACCAATGTCCTACTTTGAGAAAGGTAAGGACGCAGGAAGAGGTAATGTTAACATACAAATATCAATGGTAGGTGATAAGAAGGCTGAAGTAGTAGAAGAAGTCACTGATGTGGAGTTTGAGACCGTAGATGTCAGACCTGAAGATTAGTTTATTGCCCTGGCAACAGGAGGTCTGGACAGATGACTCTAGATTTAAAGTCATAGCTGCTGGTCGTAGGACAGGTAAGAGTATGTTAGCAGCGTGGAGACTGATTGTCTCTGCGTTAGAAGCAAAGAAGGGTCATGTGTGGTATATAGCCCCTACGCAGCAACAAGCTAGGGACATTATGTGGCAACAGCTACTGGAGTTAGGTCATCCAGTCATAGCCAGTAGTCACATAAACAATATGCAGATCACATTGATTAATGGTTCTGTTGTATCTTTAAAAGGAGCAGACAGACCAGAGACAATGCGAGGTGTAGCTTTAAAGTTTGTTGTACTCGATGAGTATGCAGATATTAAACCTACAGTGTTCGAGCAGATTCTTAGACCAGCGTTAGCTGACTTGAAGGGTCACTGTATATTTATTGGTACACCGAAGGGACGTAACCACTTCTATGATATCTACAAGATGGGTAGGAGTGAAAGACCAGAGACTAAAGACTGGAAGTCCTGGCACTTTACTAGCTTTGATAATCCATTGCTAGAAAAGGAAGAGATTGAAGTAGCAAAGAGCACCATGTCTACATTTGCATTCAGGCAGGAGTTCATGGCTAGTTTTGAAGCACCACAGTCAGAGATATTTAAAGAAGACTGGGTGATAGTAAAAGATAAAGACGATGAGCCAGAGTATGGTACTTACTACATGGCTGTTGACTTGGCAGGTTTTGAAAACGTATCGAAGCAAGCCAGTAACAAGAAGAAGTACCTAGACCAAACGTCTATAGCTATTGTCAAGGTAGGTGATGACAACAAGTGGTGGGTAGATAAGGTTGATGCAGGAAGGTGGGATATTAAAGAAGTATGCGAGAGAATCCTAAAGCATGTCCAATTATACGGCATTCAAGTAATTGGAATAGAAAAAGGTTCTCTAATGAGAGCAGTGCTGCCTTACTTAACAGAGATGATGTTAAAGCAAGGAGTGTATCCCAGAATAGAAGAAATAGCACTAGGCAATAAAAGTAAAATAGACAGAGTTGTGGGTGCTTTACAAGGTAGGTTTGAACACAAGCAGGTAGAACTCTGTGATGGTGACTGGGTAAGAGAGTTTAAAGATGAACTACTAAACTTTCCTACCACTGGTGTACATGATGACATGGTTGACTCAGTAAGTTTGATTGCTAGTATAGCTAATGCAGCAGTGTACTTTGATGACTACGAAGATGATTACGAACCCTTAGACATAATATCAGGATATTAATATGCCTAGAAACGTGCCTGAATTTATAGACAGGATAAATAACCCACAAGCGTATCCGTATATTGAAAGAGAAAACGGAGAAATATCTACTCACGAAATGGCTGCCGAACAGGATGAAGACGGTAATTGGTTTGTTTTTCCTACTATTGCTCAACTTCCTTCTGGTGAACTATATGAGTTTAAAACAGAAGAATACTACAAACCTCCTCTAAAAGAACCTTTCAGAAGTAATAGACCAGCGATGGAATATGCCTTGAGAACTGGTAATTTTTTACCTATGAAATCTAAAGAAGAAGCACTTAAATATGCAGAAGGCGGTTATAAAATAGGAACACCTTTAGAAAATAAAGATGGTAAGCTAAAACAATTTATAGATTCTTATAGGAAATAATATGGCTGAACAATATCAAGAAACAGACTTTAACTCAGAGGAAGAAGAAGTAACTCAGAGTGATAGGGAGCTAGTAGCTTTCGTAGTTGACCACTGTGATAAGTGGAGAGACTGGAGAGATACTAATTATGAAACCAAGTGGGATGAATATGAAAGGATTTATTATGGAATTTGGTCCGCAGAAGATCGTACAAGGGACAGTGAGCGTAGTAAAATCATTAGTCCTGCTACCCGTCAAGCTGTTGATAACAGGGTTGCAGAAACTATGGAAGGTTTTGCTGGATCAGGCAAACTGTTCGAGATAACTGATGATGGTTTAGATCAAGATAGAACTGATGTTGAAGTAATGCAGTCTCTTCTAATAGAAGATACACACAACAACGCATACATTAACAACGTTAGTTCTATTGTTAAACTAGCAGAAATATACGGTACTGGTGTAGGAGAAATTTTAGTTAAGACTGAAATGGAACGTGTACCTACAACACAGCCTATGCCTGAATCAGAAATGGCTGCTGTTGGTGTTACTGAGCAACAAAAGGTTACAGTAAAAATTAAACCTGTTAACCCTAGAAACTTACTGGTTGATCCTAATGCTGACGCTATTAATGATTCAATGGGTGTTGCAGTAGAAGAGTACGTCAGTATGTATCAGATTGTTCAAGGAATTGAGTCTGGTATTTATCGTAAGGTAGACATTGAACCTCACTACGAGGGAGACGATTTAGATCCTAGTCATGTTGAGTCTACTACTTATGAAGATGATAAGGTTAAGATCATACGTTACTATGGTCTAGTACCACAGGAATACCTAGAAGAAGTACAAGAAGAAGGTGAAGAGGTTGTAGACTTATTCCCTGATGAATCATCTGCAGACCGTCTATCTGGTTTAGTAGAAGCAATTGTTGTTATTGCTAATGACGGAACACTACTAAAAGCAGAACGTAGTCCGTATATGATGGAAGACAGACCTATTATTGCATATAGACCTGAGGTACGTCCAGGACGCTTCTATGGCGTTGGAACGGTTGAGAAGGGGTACAATATGCAAAAAGCTATTGATGCCCAGCTACGCTCTCACATGGACTCTCTGGCGTTAACTACTGCGCCTATGATGGGTATCGATGCGACAAGATTACCGAGAGGTATGAAGTTTGAGGTTAGACCTGGTAAAAACATTCTAACTAATGGCAATCCTGCAGAAATCTTACAACCGTTTAAGTTCGGAAGTACGGATGCTTCTAACTATGAAACAGCTAAAGGTTTTGAGGCAATGCTGCTACAAGCTACAGGCACACTAGACTCGGCAGAGTTGGTCAAGAGTGCAGCAGGAGGAGGAGGACAGAATAACGGTATGGGTATGTCGTTAGCTATGTCTGCTATTGTCAAGAAAAATAGAGTGGCAATGGCATCGTTTCAGGATGACTTCATCATACCAATGGTCAAGAAGGTTGCGTATCGTTATATGCAGTTTGACCCTGAGCGTTATCCAATGAAAGACTTTAAGTTTACTACATTGTCTTCTATTGGTGCTATCACTAAGGAACACGAGCAACAACAACTTATTGGTTTGATGCAGACACTAGGACCTGACTCACCTATTGTTCCTATTATCCTAAGAAGTATTATTTCTACTTCTAGTTTAGTAAACAAAGAAGAACTAATGATGCAGTTAGATCAAATGTCTCAACCTGACCCACAAGCTCAAGAGATGCAACAACAAGCACAGCAGTTACAGATGGGTCTAGTACAGGCTCAAGCTAATGAGTTAAATGCTAGAGCACAAGAGTCTGCTGCTGATGCACAAGAAGCACAGGCTAGAGCACAGAAACTATTAGTAGAAGCATCGTTACTTGATGATAAAGTTAAAGCTGATTTAGTTAGAAGCTTATCAGCTAATATCAATACTCGTGATAAGAATGAGTTTGATAAACGTGTTAAAGCTGCTGAAATGATTCTTAAAGAAAGAGAAATGGAATCAAATGAAAAAATAGTAAGCCAACAAATGATGCCAAATAATGCTTGACTTTTAAACAAATTTGTGGTATAATGCAAAACATTGAATGAGAATGATTCTTATTTAGATTAACAGGAGAACTCCACATGGATAAAGAACTCCAAGATTATTACGAAGCAAGATTTGAAATGATGTCAACAAAAGGTTACAAAGATTTGTTGGCAGACGTTGAAGTAATGATTGATGAAAGAAATAATCTGATGGCTACACAAAGCCTTGAAGATTTAAACTTTCGTAAAGGACAGTTAGATGTTCTACATTGGATTAGAACTCTCAAAAAACTTTCTGAAGAAGCCTGGGAGCAACTGAACAATGAAGAGAATATTTGAATTTAAGTGTGGCGAAGGTCACACTACTGAGAGTTATATTGATGAGGAGGTAAACGCTATTGAGTGTCCTGCTTGTCAGTGTATGTCACTTCGAGTTATCTCAGCACCACGCATTGCACTAGAAGGAGTCACTGGAGACTTCCCGACTGCTGCCGATGCTTGGGCTAGGAAGCACGAAGAAGCAACAAGAATCGCCAACAAGCGCAGAGAGGGTTAGCGTCTGGTGATATTTTTTAATTCCTAAAATCACAAGCGTGACAGGAGA